AACTACCCCTTTATATAAGTTTTTGCTGCTTAATATTCTTCCAAAGTTAATATTACTAACCGGCGATAACCCATTCTCCCGGCACCAGGTAGCATACTTTAAATAAACGTCGGAGACGGCTTGATTCGCAATGTCAAAGCTTTCAGCAAAAAGTAAGACCGGATTATTAATCCCTTCATACTCCCGCAGTTGTTCAGAAACCTTAGTACTATTTGTGAAGCGTTTATTTGCTAACAATCGCTTCAAACCATCAATACCAAGTTTGAGTAAATATTTCATACCGTTTTCAGTTAGCAGTTTATCTTTGATAAACGGGTCGTAATCAGGATCTGCTGCACTGAATCTTGCATTGAAAGGAATGATAATTAATCGCCGCATGAATCCATGGCTCTGATCGTTAATCCGGGGCATTTCATTCGTGCAGAATATCAGCGTAGCGTAATTATCGAGCATAAACGGTGTTTCTCCCTTATTCTCAACCATAATACTCTCACCGGTGACCAGTTTTTTAAATATGCTAGAATTTTCCCTGTAGTTGCTGCTGATATCGTCGCCAATGTTAGCCAGTTTGCCAAAAAGCTGAGCATTAACAAATCGCTTCTCAAAATCCGCCGGTTCTAAGGTTGCAATGTTCTCCCGGCCTAACATGGTTTTAATCATGTCTAGAAAGGTCGACTTGCCGTTCTCACCACCAGCAGTAAGGAAGAAGGTCTTGCCGAAGGACTTTTTCCGATACAAGGTGTAGCCGATCATTTCTTCAAGCAGCAATCTAAGGCTTATATCCTTGCAGGTTATTTTATCGATAACCGTATCCACGGTTTGATCGTAGGCATTTGGATCATAATCAAATGGGACTTTATTTTTCAGGACAAACTTGGGACTGTACTCTACTAAACTATCGGTTTCGATATCATAGACTTTGTTTTTTAGGCCTATGAAACGTGGCTCGGCCAAGACCGCTTCATTTTTACAGGTGATTTGTATATAGCGCAATACTTCGCTACGCTGATTGTTTTTTAGAACCGGTACTTTTGCCAACATCTTTTGTTCAAAGATATCCAATCTATTGGTGTAAAGACCGTTTTGATAAATGTGAAGAACTCCATCAATTCTGGCAACCTGTTCATTATTCATAAACCATCGGGCAAACCCGTCGTGTAAAAATCCGCCACGTTCATTAAAGAAGGTGTCTGTGGGAAATGCTTGATCCCTGGTAATCGTATCAATTTCTCTTTGCGACAGCGGCGTTTTTAACACATACTTATTCAGCAAATTAATCGTATCAATAATAGATTCCTTAGCTAGTCCTGCCGATTGCAGCTTAATAATATAGTTAAATAATTCTTGGTTCCTCCCGTCGCCTTCGTCCATACCGAACCAATCGACTGGTATAATCTTGACCGGGCGTAACCAATCCGGCAAACTATCTAGTTCATCTACTTTCTTAAGCCACTCCCGCTTAGCCCCGTTAACAACCATTGGAACCAGACTATTTTTCACGCCCACTCCGACATCTATATAGATACCAATTGGAGTAAACGCTTTTACCGATCTGTTTTTAATGTCGGGGTTTTTAAAGTAAAAATGTGCACCCCGGCTTGTTTTTAAGACATTACAATTAAGCTGCAGGTAGTTAACGATGCTATAAACAATCTCGGCGTGTTTTTCATTATCTACATCAATTTGAATCATATCGTCAGCCAACACACCAGCGTAGTCGCCTCTGCTCGGCGGCAATTGCTGCATACTATCCATCTTTTCAAGCGGTACCTTGCCCTTAGTTTTTAGGTAACCCTTATACATACTGACCTCCATCCGCCACAAAATCATTCATTCGCTTTTTTGCCACATCAATATACCAGTTGATGTCCAGTTTTGACGGTAACGGCACATTGTTTACATCGCCGTTTTCAATAAAGCACCGCTCGGGAGTATTGGCTATTTTCTCAATACGATCGAGTGTTTTTTGTTTAAAGACCCCGCTATCGTGCCTACTTCGGGAAGCAAATACCCGTAAGACTCGTTCACTTATGGTTTTGTCACCATACATAGCATGAAGATATTTATTGGATACTTTAACTATCTTCTGAAATTCCCTTAGATTGGTGCAGCTTCTTATGGTCTCTTCCACTGGTGTCTTTTGCGTAAAGTAGTTAACCAGTGCTTTATTTATGATTGGTAAATCATTATCCAGAGCATCAAGTTTCTTAACGTATGCTCCCTTTGACTTATAGGTTTTGTCTTCCTGAATGATGATGTAGTTATTTACGTCTTTCTGATAGATGCGCTGAAATGTTTCAAATTCCAAAACCATACGGGTGCGTTTTTCCCACTCGCCACAAATCGCTTTGATTAACTCGACATCATTGTTAGGAAGTTTAACTATTACACCATCTGTGTTTGACTGAATTAGTTGGCAATAAGATTCTAGTTTTTCAATTAAGTCAAGCAGCAATAACTGGCCACCCACACACACGTTATTAGCCTGTCGTGGATCAAACAAAGCATTGTACTTATCCTTCATCGCTCCGTATGTGCTATTGAGCACGATTTTATATGGCTGCTGCATGGGATTCTTTTCTTTTTTGAGCCGGATACGTTCATCCCGGATTTGACGATATTTACTTGGATCAGTTACATTCCGGCTGAGATAGTCATACTCGATCATGAGCGCCGGGTAGTAGGAGGCTACGTCGATGCTGAGAAATAAGCCTTCACCGTAATAGTTATCTATTGCACCATGGAGGCCACCCCAGGCAAATATGTGGGATACTTCGGCAAGTTTTGTTTTTAATGATTTACTGTAATCTCTGTTCGCTGGCTGGTTATACCACTCAGCAATATCTTTGTATTTTGATAGCTGCAATGTATCGGGAAAGGTAATAGCAAATTCATCATTACGGAATTCACGGCTTGCATCCAGAATAATGGACGCTAGTTGGGGCTTGGTCTTGTTTATCATTTTTAGTGGAAGTTTAAAGGCATTGAGAAGAGATAGATGGCTTTCAAACTCATCAATACGATTCATGAAAACTTCCATGGTTTGCTCGACATCATGCTGGCAGTAGATTTCTACTTGCCTTAGTTCCGCCTCGGTAAGCTTTCTCTCGGTTTTAAAACTAACATCGGTTTCCCGAATATCGTTGCCCATAAAACCTTCCAGTTGTTTTAAGCCATGCATAGTAGTCATGATATCAAAAACATAAAGTTGAACTTGATTAAACGCACTCGAATATTCCCAGCCTTTGCGATCATCAGCAATGATAAACTTTGAAATTTCATAAGGATCAAAATCCAGCAGTATTCCTTTCAGAATGTATTGGTCAAATCCCCGTGAATTGTACCCAATCCAAATTTCGTCTTTGTTCTTTTCGTAAAATCGGCGAAGCTTATCTCGATCATTAATGATAGCCTGGAAGGTTTTGGTGTTGGCATTAGCCAACACCACCAACCAGTCATACCGAAACACTTCAAAATCGAAGAAGATCATGAATTACTAAACACATCTTCCACTTTAAATGTTTTGAAACCCTTATCGTTTTCGCCGTAATCAAGAACGTATTCCAATTTTTCCGATTCGATGGTTTCCATAATATCCATAAGCATGTCGTTGTATTGTTTAAAGGTATCAAATTCAATTGCTACTCCGCTCTCCAAACTTCTCAAAAACTCATTGGCTGTATGAATACCAAAGCCAGTAGTCAGCATCTGATTATAGAAAATATACTGGCCTTTATATTGACCGGCAATAATCTTTAGTCTGCAAGCTACCATCGGAGCATCAGACTTCTTACTTGCTTTAAGTTCCATTTTGGTCACTTGAACTTCATACTTACCTTTGGGTACATCTTTAAATTCCTGTTTATTTTCAGCAGCTTTCTTAGCATCGTCTTTTAAACCGTCGGTATCGATTTTTTTGTCCCATTTTTCCCAGATAGATGACATTTAAAATTTCTCCTTTATATTAAAAATACGTTGTTTACGCAGTTTTCCTGGAACGTCTTTTAGGCTTGTCCTCGTTGGGGGATTCATCGGCGCTATCAGCAACCACTTCACCCTGTACCACTTCGTCTGACTCGTTCATGGTATCTGTTGCCTCCACCGTTACGGAAGGCACTACCTTGCTGCCGGTTTCCGGTTTTGCAATCCGGTATAAATCCATAAATCTGTTATAGTCAAGTTCTACTTTATCTGTGCCGAAATTTAGCCTTCCGCCGCCAAACTGGATATTGTCGGTCTTAAATTTTAACCAGCGACTGTCATCTTCTTCAATAATGACACGGCCAACGATATCGACCATGCCAGCGATCTTATTCGCATATTTGTCCTGCAAGTTGGGTTTGATGGTTGTTACTTTCTCGCCATTACGTTTGGTGATTTCAGATATGACTTCATGACTAATGAGTATCACTCCGTACCCGGCATTGGTAAGCCGTCTGATTTGCGGTAGAAACTCAGTCCTCACCATGTCATAGCCCTTACCATAACCAGCGTCAGCTTCATGGGTGATGCTGAGTTTGTCATACATGTAAATCCGGCAGTGCTCCAACAGGTCTTCTACCAAGTCAATGACGATGGTTTTAAAGTCGTGCTGCCTAGCGCAGAGAGTTTCGACCGCATCTTTAAACATCTGCCAGGCGAATACGGTTTCTTTAATGCGACCATTGACTTTGATCTCATCACGGATAATAATACGAGCTCCATCGACGTATTTGACGTTACCATCGGTATTGAGGTGTAATACATCCGGAGCTTGGTTGGCGAAGGTCGTCTTGCCGCTAAACGGTAAGCCATACAGCCAAAGTACTGGGGCGGTCTCCTTGTCTACTTGTACACGTTCATTTTTTGGTAATACTAACATATAATCAATTCCTTTCATGCAATGCTCCTGGTAATCGCACCAGTCACATAATTTTGTTGGGTTTTTCGGATAGTCAATCGCTACTTGAATGTGGGATTTGTTTTGAAAAAATTGGTCCACTTTTTGCTGGTCGTAAGCGATCTCCACTATACGAACTTTAG